TTTTCTTTGGAACTTTTATAAATGAATCTCTTCTCATAGATTGGCCTTTTTTAACTTTTTTAACTTTATAATCACCTATTAACAATCCTTTATTTGAATTACCGCTTGTATCCAAAATAGATTTACCAGTTAACTCACCAGTATTTAGTTCTAACTTACAACTCTGTTTTAAATCTAAATCTGAGTTATCACCTATAAATATCTGTCCGACTGAAGTTTCCTCTGAAAATTTATTTGTTTCTCCATCCCAATATATAATTTTATTACTTCCTGGAAAATTCCAAATAATACTTTCTGTAGTTAGGGTAAACATATAACTACTTCCTTCTTTGAGTGTTTGTAAACTACCAACGTAAAGATTAAGATCTTCATAATATACGGTCGTACCGTCAGTACCACCCATAACGGAGGAGATTGAGGATATTTCACTTGGCATATTGATAATATTTACATCCAAATCTGGATATAACCATTCAATTGTATCTCCATTATTTATTAAATTCCCTCCATCAGAAAAATTATATGGTCTAAATCCATCACTAGTAATTGGATTAATACCAAGTAAATCATACATACCATAACTTGTATTAAAATATCTACATTGTTCTAAATCCATTGTTTCTATATTTTTTCCCATCTCATCATTATCTAAATCATTTATTAATAATTTTTCATCAATAATATCAAAATCACCCACTTTACCACCACCTAATGTATTTTTGATACTTTTTTTATATTTTGAATTATCACTAACACCACCAATGATTGGAGTTGTAAATGGCCAAGGAAGTGTTGTGTAGTTACCACCACCAACATCACCAAAATCAGGATATTGATTTGGTGGTATATCTAAATAAATTCTTGATGTACAGAGTTTCCACCTTCCAATTTCAAATTCAGGAGAATCATCTGTTCCATCACCTTCAAATACACTAAACATTATGTATTTTATATTTTTAATTCCAGGTGTAGTGTAAATGTTACTCACAAATCCAGTTTGAGATGAATCGGGATTAAATGTTGGATTTGTAAATGTACTTAATGGTTGTTCTAAACCATCACCACTTGGAATTGAATTTGTATTACTCCAAGTAGAAACATAATCAGGATATATATAATCTGTAGGTGCACCAAGACCCACAGATAAATTTACAATCAAATCTGCTATATCAGGTCTAACCATTCCAACTTCATACCTCAAGTATTCTGTTGCATCATATGCATTTATATAACCATTTCCATCAGCATCAAATTCTTCAAAGTATTCTGGAAATGGTAAAGTTGACAAATATTCTGCGTCAACTGAAGGTTGTTCATTTAATGATTTTATTTTATATAAATTTTGATTTTGTTTTTCTAAATAATCAAAATTATTTTCTGGTTTTGAATCTAACCAATCATCAATGGTTTTAAATTTTTCTTCAGTATCGTTCCAATCAATTATAAAGTAATAAAATGATCTAAATCCGGGTTCATTATCGCTTCCGTATCTATCTAAGTTAAGTGTTGGATAACCTTCCTCTGCTTTTTTAATATCCATATTAAATGTTACATTTAATGGTACAGACGCTTTCATTATTAAATCAAAATCAGTATTATAACTTTGTAAATCTACATAATTATTACCAAGTTGATTGTTTTGACTAAATCCAAATGATGTTATTGGGATGAAATCAGGATGTCTTTCTAATGCTTCAGTCTCACCCGCATCTTCATTGTTATCAAGTTGTGTAGCTGGATTCAAAGAACTTAACCATTGAACACTATTAAAAACATTTTTATCTATTTTAGATTTAGGTAAAACTTGGTTTAAAAATTTTTTATAATTAGAAACACCAGAAAAACTATTTTGTACTCCAGCTGAGGTATTAATTTGTAAATTAAGTGAGGTTACTCTCCAAGCAGCTTGTCGAGCTCCACCACCACCTTCACCAGTTTTTGATTTTGTTGCACCTGTAAAATTAGCTGAATAATTTTGTCCTGCATAATTTGTACCAGTTCTTGTAAATAAATCCTCATTACTTATTTTGAAAATATCATATCTTCTTTTTCTTTCATCTGTGTTTACAGGCCATGCTACTTTTTTATGTCCTCTCATATAGATAACAATATAAATAGGATTGTATTGTGATTCATTAAATATACTTGTTTGAGATGGGTTTAGTTCAAGGTTATTAAGTTCAAAAGCAGGTAAACCACTCGGAACAGAATTACCCGCACCATCATCAAAGTCCATTGTTTTACCGTCAAAATCACCAAGTATAGGTTTAGATGAATCTATACCAAAGTTAGTAACTATTGAAGTTCCCTCAACATTTTCAATATTACCTATATCAGTACCTTGACCTTTACTACCAAAACCACTTGAATAAAATTTCCACTCGTCTGTCATTTTACTTTTTACTGTATTGTATCCATCTTTTGTTGGGTCACCACCATAAGCTGCTTGTGAAAATATCCAAGCTGTAACATGATTACTTTTTGTCGTACCATCAACACCAGTATTTGAAATATATAAATTATCAATTTTAATATACGGGTCACCATTAAATTTAAGATTTGCTTCAATTATTTTTTCATTTAGTTCATTACCAACACATTTAGTAAATAAATCTTTACCTTGAAACTTATCATTGTTTTTAGGTAAACCAGTAGAATTTTGATAACTAAGGACTGTTTCAGAATCACTAAAATTATACTGACTTATATCACCAACTTTTGGTTTATCATTTATTATTTTTTTCAAAGCCATTAAAATGCCCCATTTGGTTTAGATGTTTTAAATATACTTTTTGATTTATTTTTTTTCACTCTTAATGTTGTTTCATCATATTCAGGACTGAAATCTTCAATTGAAAAACCATAATTTTTATTTCCACTATTATCATTAAAAACTTCTACATCATTTTTTTCATTAACAATATTAATTAATAAATTCTTATCTGATTCATCTTCGTTAGTTATATTACCATCCAATGAAAATGGTATATTATTATTTAAGGTATTGATTTCATTTTCTATAAATTTACCATTAAGTCCAAACTTTGGTAGTACAGGATAATAATAATTATCATTCCATTCTTGTTCTGATGAATTATCTATAGTAACTATAAAATATTTTGTAGGAATTTCAAAAACCATATTACCATTAAAAGACATAGCTCCAGATTTACTTACACCATTTTCATTATAGTTTGTTTGGTCTGGATTATCTTCCATATAATTATATATACCTTGAGCATCATAATACACATTAATATCATCATGAGTACTATCTCCACTAGTGTTGAAAAAAGTATCAAACAGTTCACCATTTATTTGTATAGAATTAACATATAGATTTCTATCATAAGTTTCAGTTTCTCCCTCAAAATAGTAATCATTATCAAAATTAATTTTTATTTCTTGAATGTCTAAACTTCTATCAATTGGAATATTAAAATCATACGATTTGGTTGAACCAACTCCTCCACCAGTTTCAGCATTAGTAATAAACCCATCATAATAAGTTACCCCATTTACAATTATATTATAATGAGGAGGTGTACCATCTTCACCATCTTGTCTACCTTGCATTCTGACAGTTAGTTCATTTAGTAATCCACTTCTATTTGAAATAGGAAAATAATCAGGAATAATATTTTTCCAATATCTTGGTTCATCAGGTTTACCAACTTCATCAAAATCATATTTTTCAAATCCAAACATTTCCCAAATTGATTTTGGTTTATTGTAATATTTTATACTTGTTAAATCAACATCACCTATAGATTTTCCTAATTCTTCTTTTATTGGTGATATACCATTATAAATTTTAAGGCCTTGATTGTCAAATCTTTCAATCATATAATTTGGTAATACCTCTAAATCATCGTTACTTTGATTTTCCATTTTTAAAAGAGCCAATTCAGTTTTTAACTTATCACTTTTGTTTTTGAACTCTATACTTATTTTTTCATTATTTAAAAATCCAATTTGTCTTTTTGTTTTTTTATAATAATTACTCTGATTAGAAATACCACCAATTATTGGTGTGGTATTTTTATAAGGTATAAATGAATATCCATCACTTCCAAAATATTGAAAGTCTTCATCATTTCCCTCATTTATATTTATTCGTAGTTTAAATTTTTTATTATAGGCAACACCAATGATTTTATCATCTCTATCTGTTTTAACTCTTAACATTGTTCCAGTAACTTCAAACACACCATTAGATTCATATGTATGATATAGTGCTGTATTCTCATCTATTTGTTCAGGTTTAGATGTAAACTCATTTATTGTTCCATCACCCCAATCAATATCATAGATATAAAATCTACCCATTTTAAAGTCTTGATAAATGGGTAATCTTTCTACAAATATTTCATCAGTCGGATATTGTGGATAAAAATAAAATTGTGCCTCCAATGGAGCAGTTGAATCTTTGTATTCATTCGTACCATTTGGTCCATGAATTATTGAGTCATAGTATTTTGTTAAATCTGCTTTACCAAAATTATCAACAGATATTTTTTTTCTTACATCAACTTCTGGTATGAACTCATATGATTCATAACATTCAATATCATCAATTAATACTCTACCTATAAAGTTATTTCCAGATTGTAAAAATAAAGCTAAGTTACCGATTCCATCAGTTGGAAATTCAATTTCATTATCAATGTATTGGTCAATTCCAGTAATACCATCAGAATCTCCATTTGAATATAATCTAGCAATAATGAAACATTCATTAGTTGGTTGAAATTGATTACTTGGATTATAACCAGAATTAGCATCATAACTCCACCTTTCACCATCCCAATAGGCACACACCATATCTGGATATTCTGCTCGAAAGGTATTGCTATCATCTCCTGTGCTGTCTTCTTCTCCACCATAAGTTAAACTAGAGTTAACTTCCTCTGTTCCAATTGTAGCACCTGTAAACATTAGATACGCTTCAAGAAATTTACCGTCTTTCTGTAATCCAGTAGTTTGGTTTACACCTCCACCACTATCACCCAATCCAGTTGCTACTACCATATAATCATCGGTATTTGGTTCACCATGTCTAAGAATAACTGAATCTTGGGCCGAATTACTAGCATTATCATCTCCTCGTGGAACACCTTCTGGTGGTATAAGATATAAATGTCTTTGCATATTTCCTACATCTTCTTGATAGTTAGTACCTATTTTAAAAAATATTTCACCAGATCCAGCACCACCTGTAGTTGGAGTATTACCTTCAAAATTAGTATTTATCATTATTTCAACTGGATTATCACCATTTGCTGAGTCGTTAAATGTACCACCATAAGGAACACCATATATTTTTCCTCTATTGTTGTGATCATTTGTTAAGTTATAAGTAAATTCAAATGTTTCCCATTCATTTATTACAGAATTTTGAAATCTTGACATACCACCAATTTCTGAAGAAGCCTTATTCTCATAATTACTTCCATTAAAATATCTTTCTGAGTTCCATCCTCCAGGTGCTTTAAATACAGCTTCCCCATCAAAGCCTACTTTATTATCCCAATCAGTTCCACTATTTTCAAAACGACCAATTCCGTTAACACCCGCCTTAGGTATTTCTTCAAATTGAGATTGTAGAATACCAACTTCAACCATTGGTGCATAACCCAAACTTTCATCTAATGGATTTTCAACAAACAATAATTTGTCTTCTTCGTTAGTAATTTCATTATCTGGTGGCCACACATGTGTGGTTTTCATTTTAAATCTTATCTTTACTGAACTATATGGATTAAGTGGTTCATCATTAAATTTGTCATAAATTTTTTGAACTTGATTTAAGACTCTGTATTGATTGTATGGTATCATATCTCCAGCAAGAAAGGGAGGATTATATGTTGATTCACCATTTTGGTGAAAGTCTTCTGGTAGTAACCAATTGAAAATATATTTTTCGTCAACTGATTCACAATCGGTATAATTGTATACTCCCACTTCATTCCATATTTGAAAATTCATAAATTGTAAACATTTTTTATTAGAATAAGCTTCATCTGTTACTACCCAAGCTGCAATATGTGGTATTTCTCTTTCAGTTTCTTTTTCCATTAATCTATATACGCTTCTCAAACCCGCTAAATTTAGATCAGCATCTGGCCCCCGGCTAACTCTATCATTAATATGATCTTGAGTGGTTGTTGATTGTCCCTGAACGATAAGAATCCATGATAAACCTACTTCTCCGCTAGTCAGCGGTTCTGTTGAAGTAACATTTCCCCAATAATTAAAACGATCAGAACCAGACACTTCCAATGATAAAGGAACATATGCATATCTACCACCATGAGCTGTAAATCCTTGTTCATCACCATCTGTATAAAGTTCTTCCCAAACAGGATAAGTATCTCTTAAAGATAAATACCTCCACTCACCTTCAGGTTTTACAATGACTGGCATGAATCCAGTGTCAGGATCTTCATAGTAAGCTTTTTCTACAAATTTACAATCACCATTGTTTACCATATTTGTTTTAGTTATTCCTATGAATGGTGGGCCTAAAACATTTGGAAAATTGTTAGAAGCTAAATTATCATCATCAAATGAAAACATACCTAATTCTATTCTACCATCTTGATTTGAATCCTCTAATGCTTGATTAGTATTTTGAAAAATAGTTGTGTCTATATCCATTCCACTATATGGGTCAAATGTATTTAATAGTGTTTGTTCAATTGTAATACCTGGTACACCAAATTCTGATGAGACTTCTTCTTGTAAAAAAGTTGTTTCAGAAGTAGTTGTAGATTGTGTTGTAAGTTCTACTTCATTACTACTTCCAGGTATTCCATCCCAAATTTGTACAGTTTCACCTGCAGTATGAGCAGCTTGACTTGTTCCCTCTTGTGCTCTATAAACTCCAAGATAATAATAGTCTGTAGTACCTTCCTCATATTGACTGGTTATGGTTTTATAAATCTTTATTATTTCATCACCTACTTTTAAATACCAACCATTCCATCTGTCTTCAAGTGGTGTTTCTATATCAAAAAATGATGAGTTTATCCATTTATATGTTGTGTGATTACTCCAAGAAGAGCCAGGCGGTTTTATCATTAGGGTATTATCACTATCATAAGTATTAATGGCCATTATTCCCCACCAATGATTGTAATCACCAGGGTTGCCATCTTGAGGTCCTACTAATGTTGAAGTATGAATTAGATTAGCCATTATGCCATCTCAATACTTTTGAAAAATTTACTAAACATGATTATACCTTAAAACCACGAGCTCGTAGTAAGTCTGATTTAGATATGATTTCTACTTTACATTTGTTTCCATAACCTGAATTAGTTGTATATGTAGTACCATCCAATTCGATGTGGTTTAACCAAAAGTCCGGTGTTTGTTCTAAGGTACTGTTACCTAATTGACCATCGTGTGAATCATCTTCTAAAATAGCAGGATTAAATGAAGCACATATGAAATACCATTCACTAAAATCTTCAGGTATGTGTGTTGTTGTTAATAATCTATCTACTCTACCATCAGTTGAACCTAAAACTGCTATGGATGTATCTAATTTTTGAAAATCGCCATTACAACCAAGATGAGAATCTCTTAATTGTCCATTGTCATTTACTACCAATCTTACAAATCTTGATGTGTTTGAATTATTAAATAAATCAGGATTATAATTTGTTAAAGCATCTGCAGCATCACCCCAAGTATTATACTCCACTTTAGGACATAAATCATCTTTGTTTATTACAAAAGTTTCTAATCTGAATCCAAAAGCATCAGTATCTACAGATTCACCATCATTGGATACACCTCTTATTGGATTTCCAAAATTAAACAATGTACCCTCTGATACTTTATCTAAAAATCTAACCCACATTGTAATGGTAAAACCTGTTTGTAAATAAGTTGGATTATTTGGATTTAATCCCTCAATAAAATCTTGATTTGTATTACGAATAATAATACCTTGATTTGGATTTCTGAATTGTAAATACCCACTTGATTGATTTCTATATTCTGGTCTACCATCTTCTAAATCAGTATCTTCTTCTAATATATCTCTTAAATATGGAAGAACTCTATTATAAATTTCTTCAATAGTTCTTGTTGAATTTGTATCATTTGCTGTATCAGTTAATCTGTGAATAAATGCATCTTCTTCACCTATGTTACCATCTTCATTATCTTGAGCGTATGAGATACTATTATCTTGATTATATTGATTAGCACCTTCCCAATTATCTGTTCCTTGTTCTCTATCAACCCTACCATTATTATCAGAATCCCAGTCACTATCATCGATTGTTGGTGGAAGTAATGCATTTAATTCTTGAAAGAATCTAATGATTCTAGCTTGTCGAGTATCACCTGTTGGTAATAATTCGAATATATTTGTATCTAAAAATTCATTAGCCTTATCTATATCAACATTAGATTGTTGTTGTGATAATGGAATGAATTGACTTACATTTAATGGATTATTGGTTGATACATCTGTTAATAAATTTGTTATATCAAGTCCATTATAAGAATCTCCTCCTCCTGATATAGAAATATTTCCATCTACAGATACCACTATTGATATTAAACTAAAGTCAACATTATTAGCTATTTCTTGCAAGTTTTCTTGGGTAGATGTTTCACCATCACTAACCGTAGTTGAATTTACTAAATCTTCTTGATTAGCTTTTATATCTTTTTGAAAAAGAGCTAAGACTCCTTCACCACCACCTTGTTCAAGTTGACCATTAAGAATAAATTTCTGTGAATCAGTAACTTTAGTTGTATCAACATATTCACTTACTATTAATGCTTCAGCTATTCTATCTAATAATAACTCTAATTTTTCTTGAGGTGTCATAATCTATTTCCTTTTAACTATAAATTCAAAATCATCATCAAACACTTGTTCTTGTCCATCATCATATTTTAATTTTAATAAAATTTTATAAACTCTATCAGGATAGAATCCATCTAAATATTGAATGAAATAATTTGAATCGTTATCACAACTAAGTTTTGTATAACTTGTATCTTGGTTATCTTCAAATGGAACAATAAACTCATCAGTCACAACATCTTTAATTGCGTATGAACCACTACCCTCAGTTATAAAAGAACCAGTAACGGTTTGAACTGAATTAGAAAAAGTTTTTTGAATATATCTTTTTCTTGCACCAACTCTAAACTTAACTCGTTCACCAACTTTATAACTTTCTCTCAACCCTTTCATATATAAAAAGTTATCAGCCAATCCACTCATTGTTAATTCATTTAATGAACCAGTGTTTGAACCTGTACAAGGTAGATGGTCATCCCATCTTACTTCTATTTGTGGTGAATAAATTGTATGTGTGTTTCTTGAGAAAAATTTTAAATGTCCAAATGTTGTAGTATCTGTTTCTTGACTACCACTAAATCTGAGTAACACACCATAGTTTTCTTCTCTACCTTCTAACCACATATTTACCATATTGGTTACCTCGACATTTACATCAGGTGATTCATTTGAAAAAGCTTGTGTTGAAGAACTAACACTCAACACCGTAGTACCAACATCAGCCCAAGTCACCGCTGTTCCACCGATTGGATTACTACGATTTTCCCAACTACATCCATTTGTGTTTTTTGGATTGTCACTAAACTTACCTGTTCCCTCAGTCCAAGATTGTGAGATTGGTTTAATGTCTAAAGTATATTCTTCAGTCATTTCTGCATTACCTTCAGCCTCATAAAGTCTTAAATAATATTTTGCATCGGATGGTATTGTTCCATCTGATACTGATTTAGATAACTCAGTAAATTCCGTTCCACTAAATTGAACCAATGCTCTTGTTGGATAATTAAATGAACTATTGTAAAATTCTTTTTTGACTTCAAGTATTTGGTCTCTTCCAAAGTTTTGGTCTTTAAAAGAAGTACCATCTATAGTTGATGAACCACTTGAAATCCAAGTGTCTTGTGATGGAAAAATAAAATGATGCATTATCTAACTCTCCCTTGTATGTTTTGATTTGGATTCTTTAATTCAAAAACCGTTGGTGTTGATGTACTTGGTGGTAATACAATTGTACCATCATCTGAAAGAGCAGTTTGAAAATCATATTTATATCCATATCCAATTGTTCCCCCATCAGCTTCTACAAAACTACCATCAGGTGTACCGTCATTATTTATATCAATTAAAGCTTCTCCAGTATTACTATATGAATAAGTATAAGTTGGTGAGTTTAATGTTTCACCATCTTCATAAAAATAATCTTTTTCTTGTGTAATGGTTATATGTCCAATAGAACGAACTCCCTCTACACCCATTAATTCATATTCTAAATTACTTTTATAAATTGGTTGATTAAATTGTATTTTTTCAATTCTAAAATAATCTTTTATTCTTTGAATACAATCTAATTTTACTTTTTGTTTGTTTGAATATTTTTCAGCAACTATATCAAACATCACACCAAAGTTTACAATGTATCCATCATTGATTGTTACAGTATCAGTCATTATTTTAAAGTCTTCTAAATATTTTGATATGTTTGTCATTAAAGCTATTGGTATGTTATCAGTTTTTGACATAAAACCAGCATGTGGATTGCCAACTAATTGTTTTTTATTATTGTATCCCAATACATAAATGTTTACTGTACCTAATTCTAAGGTTCTAACTATACCTGAAATATCAGGTACTTCTGGAATAGTCTCAAGTTCTAAAAGTATTTGAGTTTTAAGACCCTCTACATCTTGATTTTGTACATAGCCACTAAACTGACTACCATTTACATAATCAGTTAAGTAGTCCCTCACAAGATTACTTTGTACTATAAAATCATTAACTGATACCAAATCTATATTACCTTGAACTTCAGGTGCTTCTCTCGTAACATATGCTTTTGCTATGTTACCAAACTTAGCTGGTATGTTTAATACTCTAGCTTCATAATCTTCTTTGGTTACACATCTGTTTTGTGTTGTGAAAAACGCTTTAGCTCTTTCTTTTATTTCAATTGTGTCCTCTTCATCCTTACCACCACGAGCAGGATTGTTGTTTGTAACAGTATCAAGTGTAGCTCCACCATTAATAGCTGGTGTTATTCCACTTGGTACAGTTGTTAAATCTCCACTTGGAACATTTGAGTTTATACCACCACCAACACGATAAGTTATTGTAAGAGTTGTGTTGTTTGGTGTCTCACCCAATGTTGAATACTCATCACCCAATAATGGGTTAATGGATTCATTTAAATCATTTGTCTGACCAGGAATAACAATTCCAACTTGTTCCATATCAATGAATCCCTCATCAATCAGTTGTCCATCTTTTAAAACACCATTCCCAAATACAAGTGAAGTTGTGTTATCTAAATTTGTTTCACGAGTAAATCTTTTTCCTGTTGTGATGTAAGTTAAAGAAAATGGTACTGCTGTTGATGAGTGAACACCACCAGTTTCAGTTGAATAAGCTGAATCTCTATTAATATCATCTGTATAGTGAGTAGTTACTGGAACTTTATCTTGTGCTAGGTAATCTACTTCATACCAATTGTTTCCATTTGAATCCACACAAGAAATAATATCAATAACATTCGTGTCTGATATGGTAATGGTTCTAAATTTTTCGGGTACTCCAACTTGGATTGTGGTTGTTTTTTGAGTTGCACTCATAGCTCTTACAGTTCTTGATAATGTATAAGTTGAAGCTAAACCACTACCATCTGTTGAACCAACCGTATTAGTATCACTTGAACCTGTAATTCTAAAATCAATTGGTTCTAATGTTGTAAAAATAGTATCTGAATTAGAATCAGAAGTTAATTCAATACCAGCATCAAATACACTAGCATCACTATAATCAACTTTAGAATTATCACCACTCGAAGCATTTACTTCAGATGTAAAAGTTAAATCAACATAAGCTGGTACAATTGGTTTTACTTTATATCCAAACATCTTAGCCATAGTGATTATGTTTCTTCTCTCCTCTGCTAATGGTAATAACATCTCTTGATATTGTTTATCAATATAAAAAGATAACACATCACCAACATAAGCATTCATTTCTAATAACATCATGCCAGGAGATGTTTCATTGAAATCCCTATATGTGTCTGGAAAATAAGATTTAGCATAATTCATCAATGATGTTTTTAGTGATGCAAAATCTTTATTTAAATAGTTTACATTTGATTCTTTAAAATTGTTTTTACCATATGTTGGCATTATCTATCTCCCTCTGATATATCACTATTAAAATCTAAACTTACAGAATCTAAAGTGTTTGGGTCTTGTTTAATGTTAAATAATATTTTGACTCTAATTTCATTCATACCTATATTTGAATCATCATCTCTACTTAAAACCTCAATATTTCTTACCTCAACGAAAGGTAACCAAAATTCAAACTTATCCATTATGGCATTTTGAACACCAATTAAATTTTCATTTGTAATGTGTTCAAACAATAATGTTCTTAAATTTAATCCTAAGTTTGGTTGAAAAAATCTTTCACCCTCATTGGTTTGTAATAAATTTCGAATGTTATTTTTTACAGCTTCAATGGTTGTTGAGGTTGATGCAAAAAATCCACCCAACCCATCATCTCGTCTAATTGGTAAATCAATACCAATTTTAACATTAGTATCGTTATCTTCAATAAAAGGTTTTCTTGATGTATCTTTAATAGCCATTATAATAAGTCCTCAATATCTTCTCTGATTAATTTTACAGTTGTAAATTCTCTTTGTCCATCTTCATCCTCTACATCAAAATCTTCATCAGAATCAGGTGGTTCTCCAATAAATACAAAACCAGTTGATTCCAATCCACCATCATCTTTACCTAAATCCATTGGTGGTAATATTGAACCACCCTTTAATAGAGGAGTAACAGCTTTTTCTATTTCACCTTCTAATGAATCTATTAGTGAACCTAAACCAAGTGGGTCTCCTATTTTTTTTAGTGTTTTTAGAATTGGGCCATATTCACCTAACATAGTATCCAATTCAACATTTACCAATTGTTCTGGTATTTTAAATTTTTCTACAACAACAGGAGCATTTAATTGAGTAATTCTAAATTCAGCTTCTGTTAAGAATCTAACAATCGCTTCTTTAGTATATTCAGCTTCACGTTCAATAAAAGAACCATTTGATGTATCAAGTGGTTTTGTTATTCCAGTGTCTCTAGCTGCTTTTTCTTTAGCTTCAATTAAATCTTGTTTTAATCCCATTGTTATCCACCATGTTTCATTTTAGATTTTTCTTCACTTTTCTTTAACACTTCACTATAATCTTTATTAACGAATTGACTCATTGGGTCACTTGATGGAACTTGTTGTGGTGTATTCTTCATCATATCACCATATTGTCCACCAACCAATTCGTTCATTCTATCTGTTGTAAACTCACTACCACCTAATGTTTTCCATTCACCATCTTGGGCTGTTTCATTCAATACATCATTCAATACAGAATTTTTTGAAAAGTTTTTATTTTCTTGTATTGGTTGTTGAGTTGATGAT